GGTGTCTTTTAATAATTCATTCAATAAAAGGGTTTAATCATGAGAAAAATTGAACAACAAATGCTTACCGCAATCAGTACCCGCAAATCATGGCAATGCGGCAATACCACAGTAAGCAATATTGACGCTGTAAACTCAGCAATCTATTTACACGGTAATCACATCGCCGATGTAAACAGTCTTAACGGGTTTGTGCTGGTCAATACAGACACTCTCCGCCAATGGTCAACGCCTACCACTAAATCACGTTTACGGGCTTTAGGTGCTAACGTAAGCACTCGTAAGGGTGTCACCTATCTAAACAATGTCGCAATCTAATATGGGGCTTAATCATGCTTACAGGAATCAGTAGCAGAGAAGAAGTATTGGGGTTTTTCGCTAAATGGTTAGAAAAGGAATACCCAATTATTGATGATGATGACCAATTATTCACTCGCTTAGTGTTAGCAAGTGCTGATGATTTGATTCAGGATGATGTTGACTATTGGGCTAATCAGTCAGTCAAAGTATTATTTGAACAATCTAAAAACAAACTAATGGGGGCTGAAAATGACTGATACAAAATACAATGGATGGACAAACTACGCTACTTGGCGGGTCAATCTCGAGATGTTTGATGGCTTCGAGCCTGATTACGAAATGGAAGCCGATGATTATAAATTGATGGCTATTGAATACTTAGAAGCGGACGGGACGGCTGGCATAGCGTTTGACTATGCGATGGCTTTTATTGACAATGTAAATTGGCACGAGATTGCCGAAGCGCACAAGGTGGAGGCAGAAGATGACTAAATTACTTTTGATTGTCCTGAATATTGTGCTGTTTGGTATTCTATCAATCGCAATGGGTTACTTTATAGCCGTTGCACTTACAGGGGCTTAAAACATGAAAACTTATAGAGTGTATGCCACTTATGTGGTGCAGGTATCTTGTGACATCCAAGCAGAATCGAAAGATGAGGCATGGGATAGCGTGTACAAATTAGACTGCGGGGATTTTTCTAACCCTTCGGAATTAGATTGGCAAATTGACAGAATAGAGGAAACAAATGAAACCTAATGCAGATTGGCTAGACTTAGCCTATACGGTGGACTTACTTAGCCGCATGACTGAATCAATAGAAACCTATTTGGATGATGATAGATGGGATGGAATAGCGGTTTTACACGCTGAAATAAAGGAATCAAACAAACTTATCAAAAAGTATTATAAAAGAGTTAATCAAGGGGTTACACAATGAACCAAAGCAGATTGTTTATGATTCAAGACATAGTTGCAATGGGGTCATGGCATCCCGAACGCTTAGAGGTTTTCGACACAATGAGCGATGAAGGTATCTATAAGTTATGGCTTGACCTTATGAATTTAACTATGAAGGAGAACATTCAATATGATGAACTTTATTAAGGGTTTTATTGTGCTTGGACTATTGGCAATGCTGGAAACAGCATACGCAAGCCGCCCTATAATCATTACCACACCGACAGGCACAACAGTATGCTATATCCACAATGACGGTAGGCTTATTTACTGCGAGCCGTTATGACAATGTTTAATCGTATCCTAATATGGTCAATCGCTATATATGCGTACATCCATACTATTAGATGGGTTTTAAATCAGTTTTAACGGGCTTTATAGCCGACTTTGATATATACTTGATACCTACCTATTACCCATGCCGTAAAACGGCTTAGAAAGGCTTTAAAATGCTTGATTTAGATAAAGTGGATTTAAGTAGTCTAGTTATTGATGGGATAGACCATGCCGACCATCCGGACTATTGTGATGCATATTATAGTTATGGTGAATTTACTAATGGTTTAACTATGACCGATGAACAACTAGAACAATTCAAAGAGATATGTCCAGATTTGTTTTATGAGATGCTAACCAACACTATTTATTAAGGGATTGACTATGAGATGCACTTGTTGCAATACAGCATTAAATGACTTTGAATCAACTATGCGCCACGCTATCACTAAGCAATTCCTAGAGATGTGTAGCACCTGTATTCGTACTGTCGATGCCTATATTCCTGTGCAGGTTAGGAACGACCTATTGAGTGATTCAGATACGGGTAATCTCGATGATTTGCTGGACAATATCGACGATTTTACCGGCGATGATTGCGACGAAGACCTTGATGAATACTGGAATGAACGCTAAGATAGACTTATATAGAATCAGGGCTGTAGGTTTTAATAGTTTTTAATCACATCGAGAAACAATCAACGATAGAGTGATGTCGTAAAGCATTATAGTCAAGTTTAGGAATTGTGTCAAGTACTTTATTTTTGTCTAAAACTATTGACTTTTTGATTGTCAACGGATACTGTAAGTTGTCTTTTATTGAAAGGGTTTTTATGAATAAGCACGACGAAGCACACTACCATTTTGTTCTATCGGATATGGCGGATTTAGTCGATGAATACGGTTATGCTAATGTAATCAACGACTTAGAGGAAATGATTGCCGCTAAAGCCAATGCGATGCTGTATGAGGTAACTAATGTCTAATCTTCGCTTTGAAGTACGAGATGAATGGGGCGGGTTAGTAAGGCGGTTTTATACCCGTGATGAAGCAGAGCAGTATATTGAAATGGATAAATCATTGTGGATAAAAACATTACCGAAGCCAGCGAAGATAGATGCCTTCGCAAACGCTATAAAACGCCTTGGGAACTGTTTGTTTTAGTCGTGCTAGGGGTAGCCCTACTCTCGGCTTACGGTGGCTATAAAGCCGCTAAATGGGAACTAGAGCATACTGTATGCGGCAGTTATCAAAAAGGTCATGCCGATTGGCACGGCTGGTTAAGTGTAAAAGATGGTATTTCGAGATGTTTTTATGTAGAATCAGCATACCCTTGGCGGGTTCGTCATGGGGTTATACAAGTCGATGGGAGATGAAATGAAAGCAGGTTTTAAATCAGATGAATATGAGATGAGTTTGCCTGAGATAGCGGAAATTATGGAGATGCACACCAGCACCATTTACGAGATACAGCAAAGCGCATTGAAAAAGGTTCGATTGTATTGCCAGTTAAACAATATTCTGTTTGACGATTTGATTGACTCATTAAGCACTATGAAAGGGAATGAAAAATGAGAACAGCACCAAGAGGATTGATGGCGACATTCAAAGTCACCAAAACGTACTACGTCACCGTTGAGGGCGACACCGAAGAAGATTGCCATATCATGGCTGAGAACTTATCGCCTTCGGATATTAAAGAAGAAGATTTTGAGGATATGGAGATTGAACTGCATAGTGGATTTGAATATGCCAGTTTCTAAATTCGTAAAGCACCTACCGTGTGAGCATTGCGGCAGTTCAAATGCCAATGCGCTCTATGACGATGGTCATACACATTGCTTTAAGTGTGAAACCTACACCGCAAGCAATGGCGAAACAACAACAATGAAGGCAGTTAAACAAATGAACAAGGACATACAATTTTATGACTCTGCTACTAATTCTAGTATCTCTGACCGTGGTATTACTTCGGCTACTTGCCTGACCTACGGTGTAAAACAATCCACGGGAAAACACTATTACCCATTCTATGATGCTGATGGCACACTAGCGGCAGTTAAAACCCGTGATGTTGCGAATAAGCAATTCAGCATTGCCGGGGACTTTAATGGCGCTACGCTGTTCGGACAGCAGTTGTTTGCTAAAGCAGGTCGCTACTTAACTGTCTGTGAAGGTGAACTAGACGCTATGGCAGCGTATCAGATGCAAGGTAGTAAGTACCCTTGCGTGAGCGTTAGAAACGGTGCGGCGGCGGCTCTAAAGGACTGCAAAGCACAGTATGAATGGATTGATTCGTTTGAGAACATCGTCATAGCATTTGATGCCGATGAAGCAGGACAAAAGGCATCACAGGCTGTCGCTGAACTCTTTGGCGGCAAAGTCAAGGTAATGAAACATAAAAAAGGATATAAAGATGCTTGCGACTATTTGGCGAATGGAAGTAGTAAGGAATTTGTTGATTGTTGGTGGGGTGCTGAGGCTTATGTCCCTGATGGAATTATTCAAGGTAACACCCTCTGGGATATGGTGTCAGCTCCTATCGAGAAAGCTGATTGTGATTATCCATATGAAGCACTTAATAAACTTACCTACGGTATCAGGAAAGGTGAGTTGGTCATGGTTACCGCCGGCAGCGGACTCGGTAAGTCTCAATTTCTTAGAGAGATTGTATGGCACATCCTCTGCAAAACCAATGACAACATCGGACTTATGTTTCTTGAAGAAGGAGTACGCAAGACAGCGAGGTCTTTGATGTCTTTGGCAGTAAACAAACCAATCCATTTACCCGATGTAGAAGTAACACCGGAGGAACTGAAAGATGCTTTTGATAGAACTTTGGGAAGTGACCGTATTTATTTGTTTGACCATTTTGGTAGTACTTCTTTGGAGAATATTGTCAATCGAGTGCGCTACATGGCAAAAGGTCTTGGCTGTGGTTACGTGTTTCTTGACCACCTTAGCATTATCGTTAGCGGCGGTGATGTGGGTGATGAGCGCAAGGCTCTCGATTCCATAATGACTAAGTTGCGGATGCTGGTACAGGAAACAGGAATCAGTTTGATTTGTGTTAGTCACCTAAAGCGCCCGGAAAGCAAAGGACACGAAGAAGGCGCTGCGACATCGTTAGCGCAACTGCGTGGCTCAGGCGCTATTGCACAACTGTCTGATATTGTGATTGGCTTAGAGCGTAACGGACAAGCACAAGATATGATTGAACGCAAT